TAAAGTCAGCGCCGGGTACTGGTTTATCGAGGACGGGTGCCAGAGATGATATGCGATGTTGTCCGTCTCCACGAATTCCCCCAGAATTGTATTCGCAAGAAGAAAGAACGCGTTGTCCTCGTAGCCCCAGCCGTTGAAACGCTCGTCGAAGCCTCCGACCCTGAAATAGTTCTCCTTCGTGATCATCAGCATCGCCCCGCCTCTGCACCTCTCCGCGCCCCACTTGCGCGCAATCTCAAGGTCAAGGGATTTCAGCTCAATGTCCGGAGGCATGTTAAGTAATCGGTTCGAGGCAATCCAGGTAAGGTCCCATTTCTGGTTCATCGGCGCGATCCACGGCACATCATGCACGATCTTCAGCCCGTTCTCTATGAGATCAAGGTCAAATATCATGGCCGCGTCGCAGAGCAGACGGACGTCCCCGGAGGCCGCCTTAGCCCCGTAATTGCCGGTATACGACCGGCTGAAAGGCGCCTGCTCCTGTATCGGCGTGATAACTTCGGCGTCCGGCAGAATAGCTTTCAGCCGTCCGTGCACCCATTCAAGGTTAATATCCCGCCTGCCCCCGTCCGGACAGTACGGTATGATTATCGAAATCATGCTTCCCTCCACTGTCTGTAATGTCCGCTGTGGAAAACGCATTCCCCGATGTGCCCGCATTCCAAAGTCGTGTCGCAGTAGATTTTAAAGCCGGCTTTCTTAACCCTTCTGCAGAACGCCTTGTCCTCCCCGATCGCCGGCTCCGGGAAGAACCATGGCTGAGGAGTTTTTTCAAACACTTCACGTTTGATTAAAATGCAGGCCATGCCCGCGGCCTCGACTTCGATTACCCCCTCCGGGTAATCGTGGTAAAAGCCCTTCTCGTTGAAGATGCAGGGCTCGAAATTCGGAACCCTCCTGAAAGCTAATGCCGAAATGATGTCTTTCTTCGCATTAGCCAGCCTGACCAGCATTTCCTCCGTCGGGTACATGTCCGAATCCAGGAACAACAGCGCGTCGCAGCCGGACTCTAAAAGGTTCTTACCCGCCTCCTCCCGGGAATCGTAGATTAAACAGCCCCTCCGGAATACGCATTCAGTCTCTATCCCCTTCAGGTTCGCGTATTTCTCCATCCGCATCAGAGCCGCCGCCGTCTCCACCGGCAATAACCCCGTGTTCGGTATTTCGATCAGTACCTTCATCAGTCACCCCCATATTGTCATTCTGAACGTAGCGAAGTGAAGAATTTTCCCTCAATTAACCTTGTTTCTCACCACCGCCGCGACCTTCAGCGGATTGTTCAGATCCGGGCCGCTGTAATTGCCGCACTTCGGGTTAACGCAAACCATCTTGAGCTCGCTGTATACCTCCGTGCTCCCTTCATCAGACTGGAACCTGCTGCCGGCTATCAGCAGCGGCTGACGGCACTCCGGGCACTCCATTCATTCCACCTCCCATAATCATCTGCTTAATCTGTAACTCGTACTGCATCGGATCCAGCTGCCTCAACGCCTCGAGCTGCGCCTGAATCTCAGGCGGCAAAGACAGAACGAACATCTCCATCAGCTTGTACAGGACCTCAGTGTTCTGCTTCATTATGTCCTGCTCCTCCAGCTCGTCTAAAAGCCCTTCAACGTCCGGGACGATGTGGAAATTCCGGATCCGCTCAAGGTACTGCCTGAAGGTAACGAACTGTCCTGCAAGCCAGTTATCAAGCGTCTGGATAGCCTGGATGTCCGAATACTGCGTCGAGGCCCCGACGTCGATTTTCAGTCCGAACGCCGCCGGGTTGTACATCGACCCGTCGAACGGTACCTGAACCGCCTGCCCGCTCTTGTCCTTTATGGTCAGCATTCGTTCCGTGTTGTAATGAGTCAGCCAGAAATCCAGCCAGATTAATCCCTTGTCTTCGATCCACTGCGCGAACCGCCTTTTCACCATCGTCAGCGGCAACGCCGAAGCCTTCTGCAGAGCGATGATCCCAGATGCCGTCTTGGTTACCGAATCATCCCCCAAGGCGGTTTCGTTCGCACCGGCCATGTCCTTCGTAACCTCGACCAGGACCTTGAAAAGCTGCATCACGCTTGCCGGCAGCCCGTTCGGCTGCAGGTACTGCGCGGCGTTTGAAACCTCGCCCTCCACCGCGACCGCCTGGGTTATTTCGTTGCTCCATTCGCTTATCCTGCTGTTGTCATAGATGACCTTCGGGTATGCGTTCAGCATCGTCCAGAGGATCATAGTCGCCATCAGCTTGTTGATAGCCACGTTGTTCGGAATAAGCTCGTTCGCCTCCGGTTCCCCGTGACAGCTGTTCTTTCGCGGCAGCCATGTCATCACCGCCACCGGGTAACGATGCAATCCCGTCGACCATTTGTCCCGGATAACCACGCTGCGCGTCGATTTCCTGGCGTGAATGATCCCGTCCTCCGGCCAGAGCTTCAGGATAACCGTGCATTTCTGGCCGTCCTCGTTCTCCTTCTGCGCCATGTCCCCGGCCTGATACGAAACGTCCGCGTCGGAGGTGATCTCCTGCAATTCCTGCTCCGAGGCTCCGTACATCTCCGCCTCTTTCTTCACGTCCTCCACCTGTTTCCGAAATGCGAGGATTATGTACGGCTGCAAAGGCCTGCTCCTGTCGTTCGGCCTCGGATCCGAAGTGTTGCCGGGAAAATAGCAGACATTGTCGATAAGCTCCTCGGCCATGTCGCCCATGACCCCGTTGCCGGCGTCAATCGTTTCGTCCCAGTAAAAGTAGGATATTGCGTCCCCGGATATGCACGCGTCAAGTAAGCCCTGTTCGTTCAGCGTGTCTTCCTTCAGCCGCTCCCAGGTCGTTTTAGCGTAATCCGTCAAAAGCGACGCTATCTCCGAAAGCCCTTCATCCCCGCTGCCGTCGGCCGAGAACTGCATCGTCAGCATGTCAGACATAACCTGGGATACTTTCCAGTTGATGATCCGCTTCGTGACGTTAAGTCTGACCTGCGGAAGCCCTCCGGTGTCCACCCCGTCCCAGTGGTGCCCCGCGTAGAACCTCTCGTTCCTGTTCACAACGTTGAACAGGTTAAGCTTCATCTTGTAGTCTATCCCCTGCTGGTAGAGCTCCCAGTCCTCCGTAAAATCCATCTTCTCACCCCTTATTTGTCATCTTCGCGTGTTATCCCCCGTCCTCAAAAACCCCCTCGGAGAGTTGGGGGCATCGCATACCATGCTTTTCTGCTATCCCTAAAACCCCCTCGGAGAGCTGGGGGATCTTCAAAGGGGGACTGGTCTCCCTTTGAAAACGCATATGTTTCGCGCAGCGAAAAGCATTTCCGCAGAAATGCTATGCGTTTTTCGGGTCTCCGGTAAACGACATCATGTTGTAATAGCCCTTCATCAGCTCCGCTTCCGCGCCCTTTGTTTCCTTCTTCGGCCCAAGCTTCGGCGGCACCTGCCCTTTCCCGGCCTGCATCCCGAGCCTCAGCCCCTGCCTGAACCCCAAAAATGCGCAGACAAAAAGCAGCACCCCGATCAATGCCGCAATTATCATCAAAATCCCCCCTTGAAAAAGTCCTCCGTCACCTTCCCGACTATCGGCGCCTTCGGCTTCTCCGACGGGAAATTCACAACAGGAGGCGCTTTCTTCTTTGATTCGTCCCTGTGCTTTAAGCATTCCGCGTTCATCGCGTACCTTACCGCGTCTATCGTGTGGTTGTCCCTGTCCGGGAACTGTGCGATAAACTCCCCGTTCGCGTCCCGCTCCAGCTCATAATTTGTGAATTCCCTGGCGGCGTTCGGGCACCTTAAGTCGTCTATTACGATCTCCTCAAGATCCTGAAGAAACTTGATCCCGTATTCAACGCTGTCCGGCCCCTTCTTTACCGTAAGGACCCGCAGCCCGTATTGACGCAATTCGTTGATGAACCGCGGAGCCGAAGAATCGCAGCTCACAGGCTCGTTGTTCGGGTTAAGCTTTGAAATCTCCTCAAAAGCCTTCCGGTTCGATATTCCCGCTCCGTAAACTTCGCCGTATATGAAAAGCCTCCGGTGCTTTCTGTCGTAACCCACGTCCGCATAAGCCAGCGGATCTATCGCGTAGCCCTCGTCCAGCCCGTGACGCCTTACCGGGAAGGTTTTTATCTCCTCGTTTGTTATCGGCCGGAGCTTAACGTTCCGGAAGACTTCGCCGCCGGTACCCGTCACCTCTCCCAGGTACTCATGACGGTACGATTCCTCGTTCGTCGCCTTCAGGTGTTCAGCCTCAAGGATGAACTGCTCGCCCAGCCACTCACGGGGGACAGTCAGATACGTCGTGTGGTGGCTTATCGTGTCCGGTCGGTTCCACTGCTGCGGATCGTTTACCCAGCTTGAAACCGATCTCGGAGGATTGTATGTGTAAAACACAACAAACTTCTGGCCGCCCCTGACCACCGACTGACGGATGCTTCTTATCTTCGCCGGGCCCTCGAACTCGTCCAGCTCCTCAAACCACAGATACTTGATGTAGCCCTTTGAAACTTTTATCGACTTCGCCTTTGTGACCTTGTCGGCGCCCCGAAACAAAATAACCTGGCCGGTCTTTATGTACGTTAACCGCATCGGACTGACAGTGCATTTCCACAGATGCGAAACGCCCAGCATTTCGACCGCCCAGACCAATTGTTCATAAACGCTGTCATGCAGGTTCGCCGCGTACCTCCGGAGGCATATGGCGTTCGTATGCTCCCCCCTCTGAGCGTCGGCCATCATCCCTAAAACGATTTCAACGCCCGCGAAGGTGGACTTCAGCGAACCCCTTCCTCCGGCTAACCGGTAATGCGTATGCCTTTTAAGCCTGACATCCCCGTGCAGATCAAAAAAGGACGGCCCGATTACGTCAGTCAGTCTTACCTGGGATGTCGTCAATTATCTGCACCCCCACATCCCCGGATACGTTTACGTTGTCCTGAAACATCGCATAATGCCTGCCCAACAGCTCCAGAGCCTTCAGCTTGTCCGCAAACCTGACCTCACTTTCCACCGTGTCCCCGTCTTTGCCCGGATACGATTTGATTTTCATGTAAGAAATAACCGCCGTATCGTCCGGCGAGGCCGTCCCGTCGAGCATCGAGTTTACGATATTCTCCCCGCCCGGGTTGAAAAACGCTATCCTGCCCAGTTCACGCAGTATCCGCTCCCTGCTCGACCCGCAGCGTTTCGCGATCTCCGCCAACCTGGCGTCAATTTTCGCCCTCACAGACTTATCATTCAAAAGCCGCGATCCCTGCTTACCCGCCGACCTCGGCGAGTAGCCGGCCCGTATAGCCGCCTGTGTAGCGTTAAAATCGACTATATACTCCTCGACGAATGTTTTCCGCTTATCAGTCATATTCCTTCACCCCATTGTCCGGACTTATTTAACCAAACAAAGGGCAACCTTTTGGCTGCCCTCTTTTCCATGGTACCATAATAAATCCGAAAAACGTGCTTGTCAGTACCGAACTTTTTTTCATGGGACCAGAAGCGATTTCTGCACCGCGAGTATTCCCGCCTGGGACAGGATGTTAAGCCTGTACTTGTAAAACGTCGTGCGGCCGATATGCAGCTTGTCGCATACATCGAGATCGCTCAGCCTGTCCCTGAATGTCAGCAAAATAAACCGCTGCATTGCTGCATCATCTTTATGCCGCCCGATCAGGTCGTCGAACACCTGGTCCCAGGACCCGTCGCTTTCCTCGTCGCGCATATATTTACGCAGCATACGCTCAATCCGCATTTCACCGGGCCTCACGCGTCCGCCGCCGGAAACGCGGGGCGTACTTATATCCGCCGGCCTTCCGCTCCCCTGGCCCGGCGACGGCCCGGCGACAAAATCAATCAGCATAGCCGCGTCGCGTAAAGACATGCGTTTTCTGTTTTTCCGCTCATAATACGCAAAAAACTGGTCGGCGATCCGGCTGGTCACTTCCCGGGGAAATACCTGCATAGCTAAACTCTCCTTTCCTGCTCATTCGTTTTTTCTTCTCCGGCTCGTCAGGATTACCCTGCCGCCGCTCTCCAAGTCGCCTTTTAGTGTTGCTGCAACGGATTTTCTGAATTTACTCAGATAATACAACAGATTTTCTGAATTGTCAATAGCATAATTCAGCATTTCTGAACTATTTTATTGACAATCGTTTAACCTTATAATAATATGCCGTATAGGGAGATGATCAGTTTGAAAGATGTGGTGGCGGAAATCGCCAAACAAATCACGAAATACAGAAATCAGGCGGGTTTATCAAAAAAAGAATTCAGTAAAATACTCGGCGTAGCGCCCAGCACGGTTTCCGGATGGGAAAACGCCGAATACGCGCCGAGCGTGGATACTCTGGTCCGTATCTGCGATTTTTTTAAAATTTCGCTCGACGAAATATACGGGCTTGAAGCTAAATACAGGATAAAAAAAGACCCTGTTCTCACAGAGCCCTTTGAAGAGATGCAGAAATCTGCAATCAGGCTGTTCAGCGAGCTTTCTCCGGAAAGGCAGGATCAGGCTCGCGCCTATCTTGAATTTCTTTTGCAGCAGCAATCAAAAGAGAATACGTAA